ATCTTCTTGCCTATGCCTTCCCAATTAACATCATCAAGTGCATCCGAAATGAAATTGAAGAACGATATAGCAAGGTCTGATACATCATTGCCCGCCTTGAAGAAATCACCGATATGGAAATCTTCAACTATCGTTCTGATAGGTTCTAAGGCTTTACCGATATTCTGGGCTATTTCCTGAGCCTTTGACCGCATTTTTTCATAGGCTTCATCCCATACTCTTTCGTATTCTTCTGTCGCCTTGACAATCTGTTCGGTAAGGTCTATCTGGTCTGCCAGACCGCTAACGCCCTTGCTCTTGTCACCACCGATTACCTTTAACTCGTCAAATTCACGGATGCCCTTTTTGGTTTCCTTCATAGACTTGTTAAGATCATCAACGGCTTCGGTATCTTCTTCCATTACGTCTGAAAATCCCGTACCGAACTCGTCAAGCGTTAACTGAATACCTAACAGACCCGCAATATCCACTAACAGATTCTTAAATGCTATGGATAAGCCGTTTACCCACGGTAATACTCTCTGCATTACAGGGATAAATAACTGACCCATTACAGTACCTAATTCAGCAAAGTTGTTTTTCAGCATACGAAGCTGATTAGCAGGTGAGTTAATGGTATGTGCTAAATCGCCCCATGCAACCTTGCTCTGGTCAAGTATCGCAAGTAATCTCAACTGAGCCTTTTCAGCCTGTGACATTTCCGACACAGCCTTCTCTATTCCTTCATTGTAGGCATACTGTTCCAATTTAGCCGAGGTAATGTCCAAACCATACTTGTAAACGCTTCTTGCCATGCCGGTCAATGCGCTTTGTAGGTTGCTTGCTACCTGATCGTAGTCAACATTACGAAGTGAACCTAAATCAGCCGCCAACATCGAAAGTGCTTTAGAAGTAGCTGTAGCCGTTTCCTGTGCTAACCCCATAGAGTTAGTAATACTTGCTATAGATGCCTGATATTGAGTTATTTCTGTGAGATTTAAGCCAAGATTTTTAGCATTAGTAGTCTTGATAAGCCTATCTTCAAGGTCTAATTCAAGTCCTGACATCTGGTGCATCTTACGCTTCATTTCTGAAACGAAAGCATCAGCGTATTCGTCAGCACTACCAATGCCCGCTTTATGGAATGTATCAGTACCTATCTTCTCTGCTACTACATCAAAGTAGTTGTATGCTTCGAGGTAATCCGCAGCACTCATAAAGGCTTTTTTAAGCCCTGACGCTGCCCTCATAGCTATCCAGAACTCCGCATACATCTTACCTATTGCACTTGCAAGGTTTAATGATCTTCTCGTTGCCCTGTGAGCTGAGGTACTGAAACTATTTAAGGAACTATTTATAGAACGTGTAGCACTACCAATCTTACTTCCCTGTGACGCAAGATTAGTTAGGCTGTTCGTAAAATCAATAATGCTTTGGTCAATATTCTTAACACTTCCGATAGTGTTAAACAGGTGCCGTAATGCCTTTTCAAGTTTCGGGATGTTAACGATAGCATTAGTTATGTTCTTGTTACCCAACTTACCCAATGCTAATATAAGTGACTTAACGCTATCTGTAATATCAGCAGCGTTAGCCAATCCCGCTATAGAACTCGACAACTGACTAAGTGAAACTGATACGTTATCTAATCCGGCAGTATTGATAAGTGCTAACTGACTTATGTTAGTAACGATCCTTTTGTAATCCCACTTAGAGGAATTATCGTTCATGCTCTGGATTACGGCATTAAGATTAGACAAACCGAATGAAAGCTGATTCAGTTTGCCCGTTTCAAGTTTTGCTATGCTGACGGAAAGAGAATCTAATCTCTGTGCCAATTTACCAATGGCATCATAAGCCTTTTGCGATTCAGCATTTATTTGTAACGTTAAGGTTTCTAAATCCGCCATTGTGTAATCCTCCGTTAATCCTGCTTGCCATGCCAATTTTTAGCCCATGTATCAAGCGTAGCCATAAGTAACTTGTTATTATCCTTTAACTTACGCTCGTTTGCTTCATCTTCTGCAATCTTATGGGTAAACGGCTCTTTCACATATTCGGAACGTGCTTTGTAGCCCGCAAGGTTATGTTCAACCGCCGTAGCTACAGCCGATTCGATATATAAGCCTAATTCCCAATTCTTTGTGTCCTGCATACGATTACGGATTTTCTGTGCTTCAAACACATACTCAACCTCTATCGGGCAAGCATCCATGACTTCCTGTTTGGTAAGTCCTAATGCTACATACATAGGCAGCAGTTTTTTATAAAAAAGTTCTGTGTATGTCAGGTTTTCGGGGATTTCTTCTGGTTCTTCTTCGCTCTCTCCTCCATCAGCGAAATCGCTTTCTCTGACTTCTTGAGAAGATCGCCGAAAAAACCCTCTGCAAGTAGTTCCTGTGCTACTATGCCGAAAACGTCCATCAGACCGTGTGTATCTTCTTCTGTACCTTCATCAAAGTAATCATCCAGAAGATCACCGACAGCTTCAAGGCTTTCTACCGGGTTAAACTTCTTGAAGCCTTCAAAAAGCAGCTCTCTGGTAGTCTTGAACATCTTAACTGTAAATTCGCTATCCTTTTTAGTTATGGTTCTGTCCGTAAGGATTCCCATTATCTCGGATGCACGATCCAACAGGTCTGTGTCACAAAAACTGTTATATCCGAATTTAATCTTGTATTCTTTGCCTTTGATTGTTATTGTTTTCATGTTTTTTTACCTTCCCTTATTACATTTTTATGTTATCCTTAAAGGGAAGGGGCAGCTTTCGCCGCCCCGTTCCGTTTTCAGGGGTTTGTATGAAGCAAAGCTGTTTGTCAGCTAAATGCAACCTTTGTGTCCATTCCCTTCGGGTCAACAATGACAAGAGGGAACTCAACGGTCATAAGACCATTCTGTGCCATTTCAGGCTGAGGTATAGCCTCGGGGGGCTGTGCAACTACAAAGAAAGCCTTTGTCAAGTTAGGTGCTATGGTTTCAAACCACATATTAAGGTTGCTTGCCTTTGCGGTCTGATAAGCCTGAATAAGATTGCCCCACTCTGTAGCGGTTTCGTCTGTGAAGTTAACTGTGATAGTCCAAGTACCACCTGTTTCACCACGTCCTGCAACGGTCTTTGTTACATAGTCCTCTAATGCCGAAGCATCAATAGTAGCAGGATTTACTGTGATTCCGCCGATATTGTTAATTCTGTGAAGCTGTGTGAAAGATGTGGGCTTTTCTCCTGCGTAACCTGCTGATTCAACGCCGTAACCGAAGGTAACACCTAAAGTAGATAAACCCATGATCGTAGCATCTGCCATTTCTTTATCCTCCTTGTAAGGTTATTAAAGATTGATTTCTTCATCCGCCCCTATCACTCGCCTATACCTTGAAATAAAGGAATAGGTATCAGAAGTTTCTCTGTTTATCTCGCCTCTGAAAATGACATTAAAGCGGAGTTTCTTAAAATTACTCAACACTTCCGAAGCTATTTTGCGCATACCCGCTAATCCGTTATCCGTACCGCTTTTAGCTATTGTGATGTGAACCTCAAAGGTTGCCATCAAAGCATTAACAGTAGTATTGTCAAGATCAGCACCGATTTCGGGGCTATCCAACATTTTGATATAGATTGCCGGAAGGCTTGTATCATCATTCAACTTTTCCTGCTGAGTGATGTATAAGTTCGGATAAGTGGTTTTCAAAGACTTTTCAAGCCTTGTCTTAACGATTGTGTATATCTTTGGTTCTATGCTGAATACCCAATCAGTTTGAGCCATTTCCGAACACCTCCCTTGCTGTAGCTTCTACTTGTGTTATTATTTCTAATACGGCATTGTGCATAGGTCTTGTAGGCTTAACGCCTGTAGCAACCTGCCAATTACCGCTTAAATCCATGTAATACCAACTATCTTCAAATGCGTGTGTCTGGTTAGGGAATGAACCTCGCCCTATCTTTGTTCCATCTGACAAAGTGTCTGTATGCTCTGTCAAACCTTCCCAAATAACAGCGTGTCTACCTGCACCAAACTCCGACATTAGCAAGGGTGAAACTTCTGCGTAAGCATACTTGCCGTATCTCAACCATATAGCCGTGATAATGCTTGTTTCCTGTGCTACGATAGTAACACCGTCAATACCATTATCCTTGCTAAACGTGATATACTGACCCATGCCACCAACGGACATTGCCGCAGCAGCTATTCCCTTGTCAGCTAATTTCCGTAAAACCGTATGCACCTTGATTTGAAACTCAATCTGATACCGTTCTACTTCAACCGCCATTCTCTTAATGTCAGCCGAATTAAGTTTCGCTTTGATTACCATTCTTCACACGCCTTTTCAAGATAGCTTTGGTCTGATTCAGGCTTGTCCTTACAGCCACAACGCTGTAGTCTGCTGTAGACCCGTCATTTGTACCCGAAGGTGGCTCTGTTTCAAACCATATAAGACTTGTTTCAGTTATAGGCAATGCCTGTTTATCCGTAACAATGATAGCGTCATAAGCAGACATATCTAACCCAAACTCTACGTCCATAGAATCACCGCCGGAGAAACTTATGTTAGCGAATACGGCTGTCGGATCGGAGTAAGACAACGTGTAATCGCCCTCGTCAATATACACGGTTTCCCCGTCAACGGTTATTGTGTCCGTTGTGCTTTCCGCTTCTCTGGCGGTTTTCTCAGCGTAATAGATTGTCTGCTTATTCTTTCTCAAAGTCCGCATATCAATTACCCTCTAACCTCTGCAATCTGCTTAAAATACTTTCAATCGTTGCCTGTTGTCTTGCCTGTTCGGTCTTGACTTCATCAAAGTTTTTGCGCATATCCCGGATTTCAAGTTTTATGTCCGTAGCAAAATCTGAAAAACTTTTAGTCAGCGTATCAATCTTTTCTTCAAGTCT